CAACACCAACTACAGGTGGAGGTGGAGATGTCAGCCCAACACCAACTAGTACTTTAACACCAACTCCGACACCAACTGAGCCAGCAATACCTTTACAACCGTGTAATAGAGCCCCAAGTATACCTGAAGGTGCACAAGGTAAGTATCTTGTTGACTTTAATGTTGGTACTGACACAGGTGCGGTTGTTATTTATTTCGGGCCTCGTTCAATTCCAGATGGTATTAGAGTACGTCATAACTTAGCAACCTACAATACATTGTTTAGTCCAAATCTTGCAGTAACAAACCCAGTCAAGTCAACAAGTCTAGGTACCGGAAACTTCACATATGTTGGGTCAAGTTCACCAACCGCGGCACCTACAAATATTACTGCGGGAGTATCATATGAATTAACCCAATATTATTTAGATGCTAACGAAGATTGGGTAGTAAACGGTACTGCCAACGCAACATTCCAAAATGGGGATTATGTGGCGAACACAGGTACTGACCTTAATGACCCAAAAACATGGAATCTTATGGTGATACCGAAAACAAATACTCTTGCATCTGACCTAAGACTAGAAAGTATTGGATTTTATAGTAGTACACTATGGGATATGGATATTTCATGTCCTGCGGCGTTACCTTCATTTATAGGTGCATCAGGAGAAACACAATGTGCGGCGGTTAAAAGTGAAACGTATTACTTCGCTAAATTTAAAAACGAGACTAATACTACTCCAGTACAAAATAACCCAATATTTACAGACCCTAATGGTGAATTCCCGTTCGATAACGGTCGTATAGCTGTTGATGGTAGTACTGATATACTTATTGTAACTAATGGAATGGTTACAAGCATAATACCATGTACCTAAATAGGTAAAATAAATTAACTTATTATAATCTATGAGTAATAGTATAAGGAGGCAAAAAAATTTAGTAATCGAAAGATTAAATCGTAGATTATTAGGCGAATCAGAAATGGACTGTCCAAAAGCCACTCAAGATTTAGAATTAAATACGAAAAATCGAGACTCATCTATAAAGTCAGAACATATAAAATATGGACCATTAAATGTAGATGAACCTGGCGATTATTGGCAAGACTTATCGAAACATTGGGATACTACTGAAGAGGCAGCTAAAAAATCTTTATGTGGTAATTGTGTTGCATTTGACATATCAAAACGAATGGATGAATGTATGCCTGGAGTTACATCAGATGATGATGGTCGTTTAGGTTACTGTTGGATGCACAACTTCAAATGTCACTCAGCTAGAACTTGTTATACTTGGGCTAAAGGTGGTCCGATAGATGAAGATTCAGTATCTTACGAATGGCAAGAAAGAAACACAAAATAGTTTGACAATTCTATAATCATTACCTATAATTTGTTTAAGTGTTAAAGAGTAATCACATCAATACGATGTGAGTAAAATGTCTCAAACGAAAAAACAAATAATATGGTATCACAAGAACAAATTGAAACGTTCCTCAATGGAGAGGACCCTGAAAAATATATTGTAGCGTTAGAATATGATTACGCGTCAGGAAAAATATTCAAAGTAATTCAAGACCCAATACAGGGTAAATCAATAAAATCAGACACATTTATTCCATTTGCATGGGTAGGTAACCTACAAGGACTCAACTTTTATGGTGGTTCTAAGGCAGCTCAAAAACAAGCTATGTCTACACATGGAATAATCATTGAGACATTAGATACTCATAATGATACCCGAATGGAACAGGGTTTAAAGTATTTAGTTAAGACAACTAAATCATATAGTAATTTAGTAAACTTTTTTAAAGGTGGTGGACTAGACCCATGGGGTCGTGGTAATTCAGACTACATAATGATTCTAGCACCTGCCGAACAATATCTAATACAAAAAAATAAAAGACTTTTTAAAGGTTTCGATGAATACGATGAGGTACATCGTTTTGTATTTGATATTGAGACTACAGGACTATCTCCTGAGGATAGTAAAATATTCCTTATAGGGATGAAAGATAATAAAGGTTTCGAAAAGGTTATCGCTTGTGAAAACGATGAAGAGGAACGTAAAGTTATTATTGAATTTTTTGATACAATCGCAAGTATAAAACCGACCTTGATTGGTGGTTATAACTCAGCCTTTTTCGATTTTCCTTTTATTCTTCGTAGAGCGGAAATATTAGGGTTAGATGTCAAAAAAATATCTAAAACATTAAATCCCAAACAAAAGTTAAGACAGAAGGAGGGTATGTTGAAGTTAGCGAATGAAATGGAACCATACACTCAAACAATGATGTGGGGTTACAATATCATTGATATCGCACATGCAGTTAGAAGAACACAAGCAATTAACTCAGACATTAAAAGTTGGGGTCTTAAATACATAACTCAATTTATTGGGGCGGAAAAAGAAAACCGTGTTTATGTTGAAGGAGATAAAATTGGTAAAATTTATTTTGACAACAAAGATTATTATTTCAACCCAAAGACAGGTGGTTACAAAGAAGTTGGTTCAATAGGTACTGAAAACCTAATGGAAAGATTTCCAGGACACTATGAAAAGGTAAATGGGAACTACATTATTGAAAGGTATCTATATGATGATATATGGGAGACTATGGTTGTAGACGAGGAGTTTAATCAAGCAAACTTCCTTCTATCTAAATTAGTACCTACCACATATGAGAGGCTATCAACAATGGGTACCGCAACATTATGGAAAATGATTATGGCCGCTTGGTCATATAAACATAACTTAGCAATTCCTAAGAAAGGTGAAAAACGACCATTTACAGGTGGATTGTCAAGATTGATGGCAGTAGGGTACTCTACAGACGTTTTAAAACTCGATTACTCATCACTATACCCATCGATACAGTTAGTTCATGATATCTTCCCTAAATGTGATGTAACGGGAGCCATGAAGAGTATGTTAAAGTATTTTAGAGATACTCGTATCACTTATAAAAAATTGGCTTCAGATTTATACGTTTCAGACCCAGAACAATCTAAAAAGTATAATCGTAAACAATTACCAATTAAAATATTCATTAACGCATTTTTTGGGTCATTATCCGCTCCACACGTATTTCCGTGGGGTGATATGGATATGGGAGAACAAATTACCTGTACGGGTAGACAATATCTTAGACAAATGATAATGTGGTTTATGAAGAGAGGTTACAAACCATTAGTGATGGATACGGATGGTGTAAACTTTTCATCTCCACCTGAACGTGAAAAACACACATATATCGGTAAAGGATTAAATGGGTTGGTCGAAGAGGGTAAAGAGTATATTGGTACTGAGGCGGACGTAGCGGAGTATAATGATATTTTCATGAGAGGTGAAATGGGGTTAGATACTGACGGTGTGTGGCCATCTACTATAAATGTTGCACGTAAAAACTACGCACTACTCACTGATACGGGTAAGGTTAAATTAACGGGTAATAGTATTAAATCTAAAAAGCTTCAAACGTATGTGGCGGAGTTTTTGGACCAAGGGTTACGTCTATTATTGGACGGTAAAGGTCATGAGTTTTTAGACTTTTATTATGAGTATGTAAATAAAATTTATAACTTGGAGATACCGATTTCTAAAATCGCCAATAAATCTCGTGTTAAACAAAGTATAAGTGATTATAAATTACACGTAAAAAAACGAACGAAATCAGGGTCTTTAATGTCTCGACAAGCACATATGGAATTAGCCATAAAACATAACTTAAATGTGGGGTTAGGTGACACTATTTATTATGTCAATAATGGTGAACGAAAATCTCACGGTGACGTTCAAAAAAAGAATAAGTGGAATGCAACTGCGGCAGAAAAGAGAGAATATGCAATAAATAATGGTAAGCCAATGCCTCCAGATTCCACAGAAATCGTATTGAATTGTTATTTAATTGATGATAAATATATTAGTGAAACACCTGACAAATTAGGTGAATACAATATTCCTCGTTATATGGCAGCATTTAATAAACGTATTGAACCTTTGTTGGTAGTGTTTTCTCCTGAAATTCGTAGTGAAATATTAGTGGATAATCCAGATGATAGACCGTTTTTTACTAAATCACAAACTAAGTTGGTTAGAGGGTTCCCTATGAAAGAAGGTAGTCAGGATAATTTAGATGAAGTATTAACATTATCTGACCCTGAAATTAGGTTTTGGGATGACGTTAACATAAACCCATATTACATGTATCTTGAGAATACAACTAAATTAGTGGATATGGAATACGTTAATAAAAATATGAATATTATGAATTCTTTAGACCATCAGAAGACATAACGTACCAGTAGTTATTTATATATCTTAGTTCAACAGAGGCAAACTTTTCGAGTCTAATTTCTTCATATTGTTCATCGATTAGTTTGTCTGTTTTTACTATAGAGTCTGACATAGATTTTACGGTAATATGTTCTGTGGTGGTTTCATCTAATAAAATGACACATTCTGAATTATTATTTTTAACCACAATAGCGCTCTCACCATTTGTCTTATAAAAAGGCATATTAATTACCATAATAGTTTCAGAAAAAATAGTTTCTTTACCATTAATAATTTTTTTAATCGGTCGTGTTTTTATAATTCCCATAGTTAAATTACGTACATTTGTCTCGGTAACGCTCTGTATTGTAATGATTTATTTAAATTTTCAGCTAAATTAGCTTCTCTTTCCATCATCTTATCAGGTCTCAACCTTTCTAATCGATTCATTAATTCTTCCATTAATTTACTCTTTTCGTCTTTAGCTTCAGTGAGTAAAGAATCGTAATCCATTGTTACTTCAGAATCTGGAGTTTTTAAATTACCACTAAATTTACCTCTTACACGTCCTAAAGTTTCTTTAACATAAGCAACAAACCACTTTCTAACCCAAGCTTGTGCTGGATTATTTAGTTCTGCCCATAACATTTCATCAATTGGAATATCAGAAGGTAGTCTCACTACATCAGGGTTTTTAGCTAAACAATCTTCCCTATCATTAGTTTCGTAATACCAATACCATACTCTATATTCGTTATTTTCTATTGTACCAAAATCAAATTTACCTCCAGGGACATTATAAAGATGTACGGCTTTTTTTCCTTCAGGTAACGCAGTTACTCTATACGTTAATTCACCACCAATAAGTCTTCGTTTTAAATTTATATCTTGCATTCTAAGTAAAATGTCAAAAGCGGGTGTTATCATGTAATTACCTGTTTGACCCATTTGTGAAAATCCGGCACCACCACCTAAACCTACACCCCCCATACCTCCAAATCCACCCATAAATGGGTCGAAAAAGGCCGCGTCTAATTCTGCTCTTGAAAACCATAATAATTCATTTAATTCCCTACCTGCCGGTATTTCATAAATTTGTTGGTTTGTTTTTAAGTCAATATAATCTTTTTTGAGTACTGAGTCTCCACCGGCTTGAAGTCCAACTATTTTAGAATAAGAATAAGTGTATTGAGTTTCCCAGTCTAATGAACGAGTAGTGAATGCTCGTGTAACAGATTGTTCATCTAAGTTCATACCGTAAAGTGATGTCCATTGAGACTCTATTAACCAATCGTTCACATATTGAGCGTAATCCTGAATAGATAACTCTAATAAAGAGTCCATCATTTCATCTTCTATTTCAATACTACGTATTGGTGCACCTAATAGGTGTTTTACACGGGTATATAGTTTGGTTCTTTGAGGTTCAATTATTACTGACATATGTATGTTTTCTTAATAAATATTCAGAAAACTACATTTCTTTAATTAATATATTGTGATGACTCATTAAAAACGTATCTTCCGTTAACTATTTTAGTATTTTTATTCTCAAAAACTTCAGTACCTAACTTATCGCTATGAAAAACTAAATAATCCGTTTTATAGGGTTTAACGTTTCCTGTACCGTAAACAATAACTTTACCGTCTTTTTTATTAATCCGATTAAATGGTTTGATTTGTATTGTTTTAGTACCTTCAGGTAATGTGACGACCGCATCTATACCTTTAATCATATCATCTACGTCACCTAGTTCACCAACTTTTTTAACATCAGAAGTGTTAAATATTTTTTTTAAACTTACAACCGCATCAACTTCTCTTTTATCTCCAAACTTATTTGTTTTATCTAAACCGGACATTAGAGTTTTAAACGTTGGTGATTCTGAGTTAAAAATAGAATACCTTAGTTCTATCAAATATTTGTTAAACCTATCAACTTCGATTAATTGTTGTTTATTATTTTTATCATTAAAATTAATTGCGTCAATACCATATTTTCTTAAGTATTTATTAGTGTCGGACACTAAAGTACAGAATGCCGTATAATTAGTATTTAACTTATTAATCACTGAACGACCTTTTTGTTCATAATCATAAATCCCTGACATTTGACCTTTAGAGTATTTGTTTTTTTCATACCAATATTCTGAAAACACTTCTTTTAGTATATCCATTATCGTGTACATAAAACGTTTTTTTATCTCAGGATTAGTATTAAATAATCTGCGGTACGTCTGTACTTGATTTCTATTACATCCTGCACTCGCACCTTCAGAAATAATACTTTTAACTATCTTCGTTTCAGTTAGTTTTTTTGATGTTTGATTTAAATATAATTCATTAACATAATCCCAATTGATTATTGTCCAAAAATTTCTAACATATTCATCTCTCTTATTACGGTATTTCAAGTAATAAGCATGTTCCCATGTATCTAAACACAATAATGGGTATCCACCATTTTTAACCACATTCATTAATGGGTTGTCTTGATTTGGGGTGGACATAATTTTTAATTTACCACTTTTAGTTAAGACTAACCAAGTCCATCCTGAACCAAAGTTTTTTATTGCCTCATTACTAAATATTTTTTTAAATTTAGGAAAATTACCAAAGTCCTTAATTATTTTGTCATAAATTTCACCTTGAGCCCTTTGTTTTTTTGGGGACATAATTTTCCAAAATAACGCGTGGTTGAAAGCTCCACCCGCATTGTCTCTAATTGTTTTATTGTATCGTGAAATACCTCTTATTAATTGTTCTAATTCAATGTTACCGTCAACTCTACTTGACAACGCATCATTTAATTTCTTAACGTATCCTTTATAATGTTTGTTATAGTGAGTATCCATAGTTTCTGAATCTATAAATCTCTCTAAGGCAGAATAAGAGTACGGTAATTTTTCTATACCAATTTTTTTCATTTCTGTTAAAATTTGTTTGGGAGTGTGCGAGATATTAAGGTTAACTTCTGTTAACTTTTCTCGGCTATTAATTTTATGTTCAATCGTTGAGATTTTATTTATTAATCTTTTGAACTTCATTTATTTTTTTATTATAAATAATGGTTAATTATAATTTTTTATCTTCTAACTGATATTTCATTAATAATTTGTTCCATTATGTCCCCTCTCTCCTCGTTATCACCCATAACCGTTTCAAAAATATTTTTCTTATTAGATAAAATATCATATATGATACCTTCTATTGAGTTTTCAAAAATTGGGTAGAATATTGATACATTGGATTTTTGCCCGTACCTATACGCTCTATCTTCGGCTTGTGAATGGTCAGATGGAACAAATGATAAATCATTCATAATTACTGCTTCTGCCGCGGTAAGAGTTATACCGACACCCGCAGCTTTTAGATTTCCAACAAAAACTTTTATTTTATCATTTTCTTGAAATTGGTCTACAGAGTTTTGACGAGCAACTTTACTCATCTTACCGTCTAATTTGACTGCTTTTTTACCAAAGTGGTCCACAATTCTATTTAGTGTGTCAGTAAAGTTGGTGAAGACAATTACTTTCTTTCCTTGTTCAATAATGTTTTCAACCAACTCACAAGTTTCTTTTATTTTATTTTCGGCAATTATTTGTCTGACTTTCATTAACATAGAAAATTGTACGGTTAATGATTTTTTCTCCCTATCATCCTCCATCCAATCGTAGTATTCACCCATAAGTGCCATATACTCTTTAGATTTTAAATTTAAATAAACGGGTGTTATAATCTTATCTGGTAAATCTAAAATGTCTTGTTTTAATCTTCTAAGTACATGTGTTTTGGTTCTGTCTCTTAACTCTATGAGGTTAGATGCTCCATTTACGTTCCATACTTTACGATTACCCACATTAAATTGATAACCTTCGCAGTACCTAATTACGTACGCCATCCAATTATATGCTACAGGAGATTCCACTAAATTTAATAAATTATAATAATTAATTGGTCTTGATGTCATTGGAGTACCCGTTAGTAACCATACCTTACCTATTGAATTTATTATGTCGTTAATTAATTTAGTTCTTTTTGCTTGAACATTTTGAATGTAATGTGCCTCATCGACAACAACTAAATCAAACCCTTCTTGCAATATTATTGATTCTTCTTTGTTTTTTATATCATGAAAATTCTTTAATATGTCATAGTTAATAATAACAAAATCGGCACTTTCCCATTTCTTACCTTCGACTATTGATATACTTTTTTCGGTATAATTTTGAATTTCACGTTTCCAATTAATTTTTAAAGATGCTGGACAAACAATTAATACTCTTTCGGCCCCCGACTCTAAAGCCGCGATGACGGTTGAGGTGGTTTTACCTAATCCCATATCATCAGCTAATATATATTTCTTATGACTCGCTAATTTTTCAATAGATTCTATTTGATGCTCTAAGGGGGGTCTATGTGAGTATTTAGTATAATCTATTTCAACTTTTTCAATTTCTTGTGATTTTATTAGCGCTACACGAGGTAACCAAAATGAATGTAATTTTTCATTTTCAAATATTTTACCCCATATATGAAAAGACTTATCTTTTTCAACTAAAAGTTTTTCAATGTAAACTTTTTCGGGTACTTTTGTGAGAAGTTTATCTTCCATCATCTTCTTACCGAAGTAACTATCTAAATCTACCCACTTTCTGGCAATTTTAGGAATTAACTTATGATAACTATTAATGTAGTCCGCCTGAGCTCTTGTTAATTTAAAATGTTTCTGTTCTTTAAACTTTTTTTGAATTGATTGTATATAATTATTGAACCCATCGTAGACTTCTAATGTACGTTGCGCCCTAACTTCAGGTATCTTAGATAATTTATCTTTATTACTTTCCATAATCTAATATTTATAATATAACTATAAACTAACTATTTATCAATATATGAGTAATAGAAAGATACCAATAACACGTTTAGAGAAGTTTTTCGGTTCAGAGGATTTTGGATTGGAACAAAATATGGGTCGTGAATGGCTTGAAGGTGATATGCATTTCACCGTTGTTCTATATAAAGTTGATAGACAAAAAACTAAAACCGATGATGTATACGGAGAGTCTTTAGAGGACGGTATACAGTTTTTACCTCCTGTTGAATTTAAAGGTTATGTTACTATCGACACACCTGAAAATCAGAATTACTCTAACGCTAATTTATCACAGTTAGAACCAGGTAATTTAAAAGTTGGTGTTTACCAAGACGCGTTAGATGAGTTAAATATTGACATCGATTATGGTGATTATTTAGGTTATTATGAAACTGAGGACAGAGTAAGGTATTATTCTGTTGTTAATGATGGTCGAGTTGTTAGTGACAATAAACATACTTATGGTGGGTATAAACCATTTTACCGAAGCATAATTGCAGCACCTGTTAATGACGGGGAATTTAGAGGAATATGAAAAAATTACTAAAAGAAATTAATTTTATTAAAAACCGTATGTCACATATGTGTGAAGGTATTGAAGGTGAAAAAGTCGTGTGTGATGATTGTGGGTGGTCTTGGGATTTAAGTGACGGTGGTCACGACCCATATATATGTCATAAATGTGGTAACGACAATCAAGAAGTTAATTATATCGGTAAAAAAGTTATGGTATACTATAACCTACATAAACACACATTTTCTGTATCATATAAAAATAAAATTGTAATGTATGCTGATTATGTTAAATTAAAAGATGTTGAATTTAGAGTACGACAAGGCGGTAAAGAAAAAGTAAGAGATGAAATGAGAAAAAATGTACACGCCTTTGTGATTGGAACTTTAATGGACTTTTGTACGTTTCCATGTGAAAACTTACCTGATGAGCCAAATGAGAATGTGATAACGTATAATCCGTATAAGTATGACTCGTTCGTTAGAAAAGATGGTGAGGAACCAATTTACAATGCTAACGAGGTTCAAATGATTAATTCGAAGAATAAAGTATTTTTTATAAGTGAAACTGTAAAATAATGGGACTACCTAAAAATGTAAAAAAATATTTACCTTTAACTCCTGATAAAATTTTACATCAGAGGAGAGAGGAACTACTTGAACAAATTCAAGAAGACGGAACCTATTTACCAAAATCCATTTTACATGCAGATTTAGATAGGGGTATGTTAGATTTTGTTAGAGACGAATTAGGTATTTCAGTAAACGGTAAAAATATAAAAAACATAGACTTAATTATAACCACACAAAATTGGGCTCAGTTTACAGAGACTTGGAATTTTCAGGATTTAGATAAAAATATTAAACCTCCTTTTGTTGCCACGGTTAGAAATCCCGATGTTAAGTTTGGAACTAATCCGTCACTACAATATACAATACCAAACAGGAGACAATTCTATTACGCTAAAGTACCAACGTGGGACGGTCAAAGAAAAGGTATGGATATATATAAAATACCTCAACCCGTTCCTGTGGATATCACTTACAATGTGAAAATATTTTGTAATAGAATGAGAGAGTTAAATGACTTTAATAAAAAGGTGTTACAGAAATTTTCATCACGACAGGCATATACAGAAATAAAAGGTCACTACATACCAATGATATTAAACAGTTCATCTGACGAATCTGTTTTAGAACTTGAGAAAAGAAAATACTACGTACAAAACTACGAATTCTTAATGATGGGATTTTTATTAGATGAAGAAGAGTTTGAGGTATCTCCCGCAATATCTAGAACCGCAACTATATTTGAGGTTGATTTACTTAATACTGGTAAGAGAGTTGAGAAATTACCTTCGAATCCAAGTGATTTTGATTTAGACATTATTTTTGTTAGCGGTTTAGAATCTTTAACTGAAACTTACAGATATGAAATTGATTTAACAATCTTAGAAACGTCTAATGTAGATAGTTACTCTGTTTATATTAATGATAACTATATTGGTGATGATATTACAACGATAAAGGTTTCAACTAACGATGTGATTAAGATTGATGTCGTTAAAATAGATATAACCAAGCAGTCAGTATTAAAATCTAAAGCAAGACTTTTATAATTACTCTCCGTAGATATCTCTAACTTCTTTACAATTATCCTCAATTAATTTTTCTAAGAATTTATAAATCTTTAAACCGTGTTTTTCGCAGTACAGTTTTAAAGTCTTATGTGACTCAGGTGAAATTTTTATGTTTTTTATTTTACTCATCCATGTTTTTTTAAAAAGTAGAAAAAAGGTAGAATTTTTTCCTACTCTATATAAATATACTCTTTATGTAATAGTTTTTTCATCTTTTTGCTAATATTTATCTATAAATAAAAACTTAAGAAAAAAATTACACAATGGCGACATCTAACAAAGTATTCGTATCTCCGGGTGTTTATACATCAGAAAGAGATTTAAGTTTTGTAGCACAAAGTGTAGGAGTAACAACTCTTGGGTTAGTAGGTGAAACAATTTCGGGACCAGCATTCGAGCCGATTTTCATTACTAATTACGATGAGTTCCAATCCTATTTTGGTGGTACAAATCCAACTAAATTTGTAAATACTCAGATACCTAAGTATGAGGCGGCTTACATAGCTAAGTCTTATCTACAACAATCAAATCAATTGTTTGTAACAAGGGTACTTGGATTATCAGGGTATGACGCAGGACCTTCATGGTCAATAACAACTATCGGTAACTTAGATAGTTCAGGAACGACCGCTACGGGACAAGCTGGACCATTTACAGTCTCATTCTCCGGAGTTTCAGGAACACCTACAAGTGTGGCTATCACCAATTATGGTGGTCTACCCGCTTCAATTCAAGGTGTGATAACAGATTCATATACAACATACACCGGCGGAGAATCAACTTTACAATCAGATATGGAAGGTTATTTCTATTCTGAGATTGTAGACAGCGCAAATTCAGGACAAACCTCCTATTTTTGGGGAGCGGTTAATTCGACTACATATGATGATATTACAGGGGCGACTAGTACACCTAATTACGTAAGTAACGTAAATGTTTTAGGTGTTGAAAATGTACAGTTTGAATCAATAGATTTAACTGACTCGGTAAACGACCCATGGTATTACGCATTATTTACAGAATCTAATAGCGTTTATAATGGAACTGGTTTCGGTTTTGGTGTAACCACATTAGTAAATACGGGAGGTCTTGAATATCAAGGAACTGCTCAAGTTTACGTAACTAATTATACGGGTACACCATATAATGATTATCATGATGTGGTAGTAGCAACTTTACGTTCGAGAGGTATCGATACATATACTACTGATGATGGTCCAGTATATGAAGTATCAGGATTAACTGATGTTAACATGGATTGTACGGGTGTTTACTCGGAGGTTAATACTAACCCTTTCTCTACATTTGGTCTTTCAGCAACAACAGCAAATGGAGATAATTTCTTTTTCCAAACATCATTTAACGTATCTAATTCCAATTACCTATCAAAGGTATTCGGAAAATCGAATTTTGCAAAACCAAAATCTGAAGTACCTTTATTCGTAGAAGAAGAATATTATAACTTATTAAATACTGGTTATAGATTAGGTCGTGTTCGTGGTTTAAATTGTACACTAACTGATTTACCAAGTGCGAGACAAGATTTAGGAACTAACACAAGTATTGGTTGGTATTTAGAACAATATCAAACACCTGAAACTCCATATTTTGTTTCAGAACTGAGAGGTAACCAAGTTTATGATATGTTTAAAGTTATAACAATATCTGACGGTAATGCTGCAAACAGAGAGGTAAAAGTTTCAATTATGAACATCTCATTTAATAATGGGACCTTTGATGTTGTAGTACGTGATTTCTTCGATACAGATGCAAATCCTGTAGTTTTAGAGAAATTCACTAACTGTACGATGGATATCAACCAAAATAGTTTTGTAGCTAAGAAAATTGGTACATCTAATGGTGAATTTGAATTAAGGTCAAGATTTATAATGTTAGAAATGAATGAAGATGCACCTATGGATTCACTACCTTGTGGGTTTAGAGGATATCAAACTAGACAGTATTCAGGGGTTAAATCACCATTCTTAGAATATAAAACAAAATATGACACACCGGGTGAAGTTATTTGGAACCCACCATTTGGTGCGGCTTCAGGTACAGACAATGAAACAAGAAGTTCAGGTGATAGAGTAAGAAGAACATACTTAGGTGTTTCTAACACCGCAGGTATAGATGCGGATTTCTTATCATATAAAGGAAAACAAAATCCTACTAATTTAGCAACCGCTACTGATTCACAACCATGGTCTTACCTAACTAAAGGTTACCATATGGATTCAGGAGCAACGGTTATTTTAATTTCATCTAACTATGTTACTTCAGGTGAAACCGCTTTTGAAGTTGGTGACGCTAGTTTTGACGGGGAACCTCAAAGTGAAAGTAACCCATATTATAGATTAAATGCACGTAAGTTCACTGTTGTACCATCAGGAGGTTTTGATGGGTGGGACATTTATAGACAATATAGAACTAACGGTGATAGGTACCAATTAGGTGCGGCTGGCTTTAGGGCTGGAGCAGCACCATCAATAACTTATCCAACTGCAACAGGGTGGGGGGCGTTTAAACAAATTGTTGGTCCAGACAAATTAACTTGGGCTAACACTGATTACTACGCATACCTATGGGGTCAGTACACATTCAATAATCCTGAATCGGTTAACATTAACGTGTTTACTACACCTGGTATTGATTATGTTAACAACTCAAATTTAGTTGAGTCGGCAATTGACATGATTGAGCAGGACAGAGCAGATTCAGTTTATATTTGTACAACACCTGATTATAATATGTTTACATCTTCTTTAGGGAATTTTGATACGGACTTCATTTATCCTGAAGAGGCGGTAGATAATTTAGAGGATACAGGAATTGACTCTAACTACACTGCATCTTATTACCCGTGGATTCTTACGAGAGATACGGTTAATAACACACAGATTTATCTTCCACCGACAGGTGAGGTTGTTAGAAATTTAGCATTAACAGATAATATTGCTTTCCCATGGTTCGCATCAGCGGGTTACACGAGAGGTTTAGTTAATTCTGTTAAAGCACGTAAAAAACTAACACAAGAAGATAGAGATACACTTTATCAAGGTAGATTAAACCCGATAGCAACCTTCTCTGATGTTGGTACAGTTATTTGGGGTAACAAAACTTTACAGATTAAAGAATCTGCACTTGATAGAATAAATGTTAGAAGATTATTACTACAAGCACGTAAGTTAATTTCGGCAGTAGCGGTAAGATTATTATTCGAACAAAACGATGAACAAGTTAGACAAGAGTTCTTAGACTCAGTTAATCCTATCTTAGATAGTATTAGAAGAGACAGAGGTTTGATTGACTTTAGAGTTACAGTTTCAAATACACCTGAAGATTTAGACTCTAATACGTTAACAGGTAAAATTTACTTGAAACCAACAAGAGCACTTGAATTTATAGATATTGAATTCTTGATTACTCCTACAGGAGCATCTTTTGAAGATATTTAATAACTAACTATATTTATATTAAGGAGGAGGGTTAATTCCCTCCTCTTAGCCAATTAAACGTTTAAACAAAAATAAAATGGAATTCAAGAAAAAAACACTTAACGAGTCGTTAAACGTAAAGTCTGACGGAAAAAAGTCTTTTTCTAAAAAACCTCAGAATATTGTAATATCTGAGTCACAACTAGAAAGACTAATGGTAAAAATTAATAAAAAAAACTAAGTAGAGAAATGAGTTTAAATAAGGTTATTAGAGAATTTTATCACGAAAAAAAATTACAAGAAGGGTTTGACCCTGAAGGTAATCCTGATTTAAAGTATTATGCTTTTGATTGGGACGATAATATTGCTACTATGCCAACACAAATTATACTTTTGTCCGATGAAGACGAAGAGATAGGAATGTCAACAGAAGATTTTGCGGACTATAGGGGTATGATTGGTAAAGAACCTTTTGAATATAAAAGTAAAATGATTGTGGGATATGCCGATGACCCTTATAGAAATTTCGGAGTTAAAGGTGACAATGCCTTTATAGTAGATTCTCTATTAGCAAAACCAGGACCATCGTGGGATGATTTTGTTGAAGCAATAAACGGGGGGTCAATTTTTTCAATAATCACCGCAAGAGGTCATACACCATCGGTATTACGTGAAGCGATTTATAATATGATAGTGACTAACCATAACGGTATTAGTAAGGAGTCTTTAATTGACAATCTTAAAAAGTATCGTAATATGTCGGGTGATGAAGAAAAGGATTCGTCCATAATGATTAATGATTATTTGGATTTAAATAAATACCACCCTGTAACATATGGTGAAGGTAACGCGGCGGACCCTGAGGAGGGTAAAATTAAAGCGTTAAGGAGTTTTATTGCGTATGTTAAAGAAATGAGTGAGAGAATCGGTAAAAAAGCCTTTCTTAAGAATGATATAAAAAATAATTTTGTACCAATGATTGGGTTTTCTGATGATGACCCAGGCAATGTAGAAAAGATTAAAGCATTTTTAGATAAAGAATATAAAGATAAACCAGTTAAAATGTATTTAACTAAAGGAGGAGATAAAAAAGAAGTATAATTATTATTATATTTTATTTGCTCTAGTAGATTACTGAAAAAAAAATAAAAGTAAATAGAAAAACTTTTAAACTGGATATTTATAATTAAATAAACTAAAGAAATATAAAACCAAAATACAATGGCAGACTTATTAATGAAAATGCCCGTTCCCTATGAACCAAAAAGGAAGAACCGATTTATACTATCGTTTCCATCTTCATTGGGTATTAATTCTTGGTATGTTGAGTCTACATCAAGACCTAACATCCAAATCGGGTCAACAGAGATTCCTTTTTTAAACACCTCTACATACGTAGCAGGTAGATTCGTGTGGAACACGATAAACGTTACATTCCGTGACCCAATTGGACCATCAGCGTCACAAGCGTTAATGGAGTGGGTTAGATTACATTCAGAGTCCGTAACAGGACGTATGGGATATGCTGCAGGTTATAAGAAAGACTTAGACCTGGAGATGTTAGACCCAACAGGTGTGGCGGTTGAAAAATGGATTCTACAAGGAACATTTTTAACTGATGTTAATTTCGATAGTTTAGGATATAGTGATGATGCGTTAGCTACAATTACAGCTACATTACGTCCTGATAGATGTATTTTGGTATACTAATATAAAAGAAGTATTGATAATAAACCAATCAATTGTATATTTAAAACCATAGAGGTCATTGAACTTCTATGGTTTTTTATTTAAATAAACTATTATGGACCAAGGAAAACAATACGGACAAGCAAATATGAACTTACCACATGATGTGGTACCATTACCATCTCAGGGATTATTCTACAGTAATAAGAAAAAATCTCTTAAGGTTGGTTATTTAACTGCTCAAGATGAAAATATATTACTTTCTTCTTCGATGAATAATAATTTAGTAATGTCATTACTAAAAAATAAAATATATGAGCCTGATTTTAATGTGAACGAATTATTAGACGGAGATGCTGAAGCTATCTTAATATTTTTAAGAAATACTGCGTTTGGTTCCGATTATGTGTTTAAATTAAAAGACCCGAAAACAGGAAAAGACTTCGAAACTACTGTTGCTTTAGATGAGTTAGATATAATTAAACCTAAAATAACTCCAAATGATAAAGGATTATTTGAATTTAATCTACCTAAAACTGCAGTTAATGTTAAGTGTAGACTTCTAAATATTCAGGACACTAACGAATTAACATCATTATCTGATTCATACCCTGATGGGGTTACTGTACCAATTGTTACTAAACGACTAGAAAAAATAGTGGTTTCTATTGACGGTGATGAAAACAGAGAAAAAATATCAACATTTATAAGTACGCTACCTATTGCGGATTCAAAATTTATTAGGAACACGATGTCAGATTGTGAACCTAAGTTGGACCTTAATAGAACTACTACAGCCCCGTCAGGAGAAAAAGTGACTATGCGTATCACTTTTGGGGCAGAGTTTTTTCGTCCTTTCTTCTAGCTATAGGAAAGTTATGCTCGATGAGTTCTATTATCTAAGTAAACATGTTAATATGTCTTACTCAGACCTACAATTAATGCCCACCTTTGAGAGAAAGTTTTTTATTGATAAACTTTCAACAGAATTTCAAGAAAAAAATGAGCAGGCGGAAAAACAACGACAGAAATCTAGGTAGGTAATATTTATATATAAAGAAAACTATGTTTGATGGTAATTTAAAGGAGGACAGTGCAGATATTGCAAAGAATATTGAATTAGCCAATATTAGTCTTTTACATTTCGGTAAAGAACTTAGAAAGAGTATTACAGATGTCGGGGCGTTAATTGCAAGAGCGGGCGGTATTAATACTAAAACTGCAAATGCGGTAAGGGAAAGTATTGGTCAAACAAGAGCGGTTAGTAACGAAGTTCAAAAAGTTATTTCTGAGTCCGCCAAAACCACAGGATTAATAGGAAAAGGGGCTAAAGACAATATAGATTTATTTGCTGCAATAAATAAAGCTATGATGAGAGGCACCTATCTCACAGATGAACAAATATCTAGTTTTCAAGTCTTAGGGATGACCGCCAATATGACCGCGGCGGAATTAGCCACTATGGCGACTTCATTCGATACTTTAGGTTACACTACCGACCAAACACTCGAAATGATGGGTGAAATGACAAAACAAGCCAGGTCATATGGATTAAACGTCTCAGACTTTATGGATGGTGTTAACAAAAATTTAAAGTTAATGGTATCATATAACTTTAAAGATGGAGTAGACGGTCTTTCTAATATGGTTGCACAAGCACAATCTTTAAGGATTGATATGTCTAAAACCGTTAGTTTAGCAGATTCTTTAATGGACCCCGATAAGGCTATTGAAGTTGCCGCAGGTTTTCAAATGTTAGGTGGTGCCATTGGTAAACTAGGTGACCCATTCCAATTACTTCACATGGCTCAAACGGATATGGAAGGTCTACAAGATAGTGTTGTTGGTATGGCGGCGGCGTCAGTGAGTTTTAACGAAGAAACGGGTGAATTTGATATCCCTGTTACTGAGATGTATCGACTTAGAGAGGCTGCTGGTTTAGCCAAACTGGGATATGAGGAAATGACCAACATGGCTATGATGGCAGCTCAAAAAACTAAAAAATTAGACATATTAGGTAATATGAATTCTGTTCCTGAAGAACAAAAAGAACTTATTGCTAATATGAGTAAAATTGGGGCTAATGGTAATTTAGAAATAACTATGCCTGATGGTACAGTTAAAAAGATTGGAGAAGGTTTTAATGATTTAACGGCTAATGACTATACTCAATTAGAGAAAATGTTAGATGTTAATAAGATGTCAGAATTGGATGTAGCTAAAGAGTCTATGGGTTATCTTAACCAAATAGAGGCGGCTCAAAATACTTTAGTAAACTTAACAACATTAAACTTAGTAAAAAGTGGTGGTTTTGAAACTTTTGCCGAAGACGCGGCCAAAGCACAAGACTTATTAACTACTGAATTTTTAAAACGAGAAGAAGAAATTAAGGTACCACAAAAAATTGTAGATATGGCAGGTCAGGTAGAGACCCAATTAAAACTTGACGATGATACGGCTAAAGAGATTGTAGATGCGGTAGTTACGGGTATTGGTACCGCTAGTGATGCGATAAGTAGAGGTCTCGAAGAAGCACTTAAAGTGATGAATGGAGAGGCACTTTTAAAGATGATGCAAACCGGATGGGAAGATGTAACAGACTATTTAGAAAAAATCGATACAAGTACGGATGGAATATTTAAGGCTACTCTCCAAAGAAATAATACAGGATTTCAAGAGGTTAACGAAGAAAGTAATGAAACCGGTGAGAGAAATAATGATGGTCAAGGAGGTAATGAAACCTCTGAGAGAAATAACTTCACAGTGAATAATTTAAATACCTCAAGCCTTAACGTTAATGAGCCCACAACAAGTGCTATCGCATCTAACTCTAATCTTAATGTGAGCGGGGAGGTTAATTTAAAACTTGATAATATGCCAACTAATTCAGTTATGACTAAAGAACAATTAGCGACGTATTTAGTCAATAATCCAGACGCTATGGCCGCAATTAGTTCTCAACTACTTAATAAAACGGGAACGTATGGTGGTCCAGTAACTGGTGTACAGGGTATGGGATAATATTGGTGGGGTATCTTTGTATAATCTATTCTTTTAGTTTACACAAAATTATGTTACCATCTATTTATCTAAAAAGAATATATAGATGTCATTAAGTCCATTATCATTTGATTCTACTGAAAATTTTAGAAAAAAATTATTAGTAAAAAATCTACAACCATATAATAGTGATGGTTTTACTCCTGCATCACAACCAGGGCAGAGTGAAGTTATTATAAATGATATTGGTGTTATTGACTCTCAAGAGGTAGAAGTAATTGGTTCCGATGAAGGGAACTATGCTTATGTTAAAAACCAATATGGGCCTGAAGGTGGTTTTGGTGAACCTAAATCTATTGATGACATTACTTTTATAAATTCAGTAACGAGTTTTAGTAATACCTTAAATTTAGATATGAGTCAAGGAATACCGGCTTTAGTTGGTAAAAGTCCGTATAATACTTTTATTGCGTCATCATACAATCCATTTATATTATTAACAAGTCAAAACCCGCAAGGGGATAACGGTTCATTATCTCAAGATTCTGATTTAGCGAGAATTGCTGCAGAATCACTTAAGACGGAGTTTCAATATCGAATAGCCGAAGAAACGTATCAACAAACTATAGGTAGAGTAAACGCAATAGATGCGTTAACAGACCCATTTGATTTACTCGGTATCGTCACAGGTAATAAATCTATTATTGAGAGAGATTGGAAAATCTCAGTACCTAAGAGTTTAATTGGTAAAGGTTTAGACTTCATTAGTAGGGTTAGTGGTGTGTATTCACCTTATTCGTGGATACCTGGAGATTACTTTAGTTCTGAACCAAAACAAATGTATTTAAATCAAATAGCCAATAAAATAACAGGGTTATTTGATAAGAGAGGTGTTTTAAAGTTACCAACCGAAAAAACGGGAATGCAAATATTCTTGGATAATACGGGTGGTGGTCAACGTTCAAGGCTTTTTCATGGACTTAGATTAAACCGTTATATACCTGATTACAACAAAAACTTCTTAACTGATTTATTTACAAAGGTACCTAAACAAAATTATTACGTAGGTAGTTCACAACAAGAAATGAGAGATGTTGTTGCACCTGCGGAGTCATTACCGTTAGATAGAGATGGTAATAAAACTCAAACACCCGTATATGGTTATGACGAGGTGGCTAAAATTTACGAAAACGAAGAAAAAGATAATCAATATAAATTTGGTTTAAATCAAACCTCAACATACGATGATGGAGGATTACAAGGAGGATTTACTTGGGTTTCACCAAAATATAAAGATAGAGCTGGACAAAAAGTTGGTAAAGGTGCTGAGTTTTTTGGTACTATTGATACGGATTGGAATGAACAAGGGGTTCAAAATACTTTTACCGCTACACAATCAGTAGATGGTTCTGGAAACTACCAATACACTAAAGGTTCTATATTAGATAATACACAAAAATTAATTAACGCGGCCGATGAGGTAGTAGGAGTTAGAAAACTACAACATGTTGGTAACGCCATCGACCAAGTATCAAAAGTGTTTCATGACGGTACGAGGGAGCTGACAAAAGGTTCAAGAGTAATTGCCTATAAAGATGTTGATGGTGATATCATTGGACAGGAGTATTGTCGTGTATTTACTAAAGACACCCCATATTACTCAATGGGCGATTTACAAAAAACTGAGGGAATTACAACCGCGAATAGACGTTTTACTTACTCAGTGTTAGATAGTACATATAATTTAAACATTGCACCAATGAGGGGTAATGAAAGTACAAACGTAACGGGTAATGATTTTAGTCCTAAAGGGGAAGGAGTTAAAAAATACATGTTCTCTTTAGAAAATTTAGCGTGGAGAACCTCAAGAAAAAAGGGGTTTACCTACCAAGACCTACCACATTGTGAGAGAGGACCTAATGGTGGTAGGATAATGTGGTTTCCACCTTACGATATGAAAGTAAGTGAAACAAACTCAGCTAATTGGAATACAAATGAATTCTTAGGTCGACCTGAACCAATTTACACGTATAATAATACAACAAGAAATGGTAATTTAAGTTGGAAGATTGTTGTTGACCACCCATCAATATTAAATGCTATTGTGGATAAAGAATTGGCAAATCAAAGTAATAATAATAAAGTGACGGGTATTGTAGATTCATTCTTTGCTGGTTGTAGAAAATACGATATATATGAATTAGCCTTAAGATATCCCCAATTTACTTATAGTGATATTTACGAAATAATTGTCAATTCACCCGTACCTGAAGAAGTTAAGGAAAATTTTGATTTTATAAATACTGAAATACCTGGAGATGAGGACCCCGCAGTTGTTGAGTATATTGATAAAGTTAAGGAGGATACATACGAGTTTTCATACTATTTTGATAATGATATACCTGGTAAACAAGATGCTACCGTAACGACTGCCGATGAGTCTTATGAAGTTACATTAAGTAATTATATTGCCCGACAGTCAAAATACGATTCAACAGCCACGGCCGAAAATAAAGTAGGGGTTAATCAGTTTTATGAGCAAAACATATTACCGGGACCTAACGGAGATAAAGGACCGTTACATGGGACTTTAAAATTTATCGAAGGAGTTGGAGAGGCGTTAAATGCGGGTTCTACAGTTGAAGTCTTATTACAAGGTTCGGCATCGTCACCTAATGATGTTAACTATAATAAAGCATTATCAAACAGAAGAATTGATAGTGTTATACAATATATGTTACCGTTAAAACCTTCAAATAGTACCAAAACGTTACAACAGTGGAAAGATGAGGATAAATTTAAGATTAAAGAGGTTGCGTCGGGAGAACAGGTAACTATTAATGGTGTCGATTGTACGCAAGAATTACCTCAAGGTGATGAGGTATTTTCACCACAGGCGATGGGTTGTAGAAGAGTATTTTTTAACAGTGTTGTTGAAACACCGTATCAAGAAGAGGTTCCGGTAACTGATGAAGAAAGTACACCACCTGTAGTTGATACTGATACGGGGACTGTAACGCCTGAGAAACCAGTTATGAAACAACCAACAAAAACTGAAAAACAAAAACAGGAAGTTGCAAAGATAATAGTTAGAAAATTACTGACTGAGTGTGATTACTTTAATTTAGTGAAGGAAAGTTCACCGATGGTTTATAGTGGTATAAAGGAAAAAATAAAGTACTTCCAACCGGCATTTCACTCTATAACACCTGAAGGTTTAAATTCAAGACTTACTTTTTTACAACAATGTATTAGACCTGGTGACACTATACCCGTAATAGGTGATGATGGTAGACCAACTGAGTTTAATGCCAAGAACACATCATTTGGGGCTCCACCAATATGTATATTAAGAATTGGCGATTTCTATCATACTAAAATTGCGATTAATCAAATATCTATCAGTTATGAACCATTAATGTTCGATTTAAATCCCGAAGGAATAGGAGTTCAACCGATGTTAGCAGACATTAATATGTCATTTTTCTTTATAGGTGGTCAAGGATTGAAAGAACCCGTAAATAGATTACAAAACGCACTTTCATTTAATTATTATGCCAATACAGAGGTTTATGATGATAGGTCTGTAGTTACAGAACAGAGGGATGAATTAAATCAAGAGATATGGGAATCTATAGAAAGTAACGTAACTTTTGGTTCAGATAATAGACCAACTAATGAAGACATACCAACTAAAGGTGTTACGATTGGGACTATTAAAACTGACGAATTAACCACTTATCCTACAACTACCGCGACTACGACTAGTGGTCAAACTTCTTTTAAAACAATAATGGCAACTGCAGTTGAAGATGTTAAAAATTATGCAAACTCAATTACCGAATCGCTAACTCAAGTAGCTAATACTTACTCAATAGATGGTTTGGCTTACTTTACGGACGAAAGAGATTATACTGACGGTAAAACATTAGGTTACTATACCGATGGATTTACAGGTACAACTACAGATACCAAACTATTTGGTAAACCAAAAGAGGACGAGTTACAAAATAAAATAAATAATCTTTTTGATGAAATAATTGATGATGTGAATAATGATAATTCACCATTACTCAAAAAGATAGATAAAAAGAATTTTACAAATGCCGATATAGATTTATATAAATTTAACATAATCACTTTGATTAATGAAGTTAAACCAAATTACATATCAGATTATATGAGTGTTATGCCAAAAGTTGTAAATAATCAATTAAGTCTAATCGAAACCATAGATAAAATAAGTTTTGTAATGACTAATACAGATGGGTTTGCGGATAAGGCCAGAAATGTACAACAAGAATTAGAGGCGACCGACAGTGTTGATAAAACCTCTAAAAACGCAAATAACACATACGAAGAAATGGAAAATGATATGGTGACTTTAAGTACTGACTTAAAGGAGTTTTATGACCAAATATTTGACGATAATAAAAAATTAGTCGAAAAACCATTTAAACCTGATTACTCATTTTCGATTGAATACCAAGATGAGGGTCAATATTACTCTCGTTTTATGAATGCTATGTATCAAAAAATATTAAACGATAAAGACACGGTTATATTAAAACTATTGAATGATAGGTTAGGTAACATCAATAAATGGGATAGATACGTTAATAATCTTGTTGATGACTTACAAAGGAACTATGAAAAAGTACAAAGAAAAACTGAAAGAGAGTTAGACAGATTTAGTAAACGTAGTTCAGTTAGGAAGTTTAACGACTATTCACCATTTACTAAAGAAAAAGAAAGAATATTTTATTATATAAACGTACCTAAAGAGAACATAAATTCAGTTAGAGATGGGTACTTTAACGAACTGTATTCTGGATTAAATAAAGGTACTGCAGAATCATACAACGGAAAAGTAACATTTAATTAATTATGAGATATTGGAACAGATATACAGACTTTTTAGTTAACGGACAACAATCAGTGGTTCCGTTTGTTAGAATACCTTCAAAACCTTCGGATAAAAGATTTATTTTTAGGACTGGTCGTAGTAGGTTAGATAAACTAAGTTATGAGTTTTATGAATCACCGTATTTTGGTTGGTTAATATTAGCCGCGAATCCACAGTATGGTGGTTTGGAGTCTAATATACCTGATAACGCTCTACTTTTTATACCATTTCCCCTAACAAATTCTTTACAGGACTACAAAGCGGCAGTGGAACAACATTTCTTCTACTATGGCAGATAATAAATTTTTCGGTAACGATAAGGTCTATGTTCAAACCGAATATGATAATGTTGTACTAATTGACCCCAACAAAGTTGTCAACTCTGACGGCACTGTTCAAGAACGCAATGTCAAACAAGAAAATTTAATAACCTACGCAAACTTAGAGGCAAGAGTAATACCGAGAACAAAATTGGCTATTGGGTCTAATTACTCGGATAGTGTTAAAAATGTAGGGGTAGCTCAATTAAAGGTTAACTTTATGGAGGGTAATCCACAAAACCAAAAAGAACCCAATGTTAACTTAGGAGGTAAAGACTCTGAAGACCCAAAATATTTTGATTCTACATGGACTGACCAATTTTTACCTGGACAAAATAATATGGGTGAAAATGACATTTTTAGTTCAGGAAGAGGTGTTGATACACAATTGTTAGGTATTACCCGAATCAACATAAAAATGAATCCAGCAAATGTTCCTACAGTTACTATTGAAATGACTGATGTGCAGGGAAGAGTTTTATTTGAAAGAGGTGATAAGTCACCATATTCAATATTCATGAATTTACCGTATCCAATATTCATTTTAACTGTAAAAGGTCATTATGGTAAGGCGATTAAGTTAGAGTTAATGTTAAAAGATTTTAACGCCAGATTTGAACCTTCAGACGGTAGTTATAAAATAACAACTTCATATGTTGCTAGGTCACACGCCTTTCTAAAAGATACGTTATTAGATTATCTATACACTACACCACATATGTACCCAAAAAGTTATGAACTTGAAAACGTCAAGGGGGTACCTGCGGGAGGTACAGTTGCAATTGATAAGATTGATACCACTAAAGGAATGGAAAAAATAAAAGAAGTTTATTCTTTATATAAAGCTAAAGGTTTAGTAAGTGAGGATTTTCCTGAAATTACTCTTAATCAAATGAGAATGAGGTTAGAGTACTTTAATCGTTATGTTATGGAGGCGTATTCTAAAGAAGATATGTCAGTTTTAACTAATGTTGTTAATTATGAGAGAGCCATTACAAAATATAGAAGAAGTATTTACCCCGATGTTGGTAAAAATTGGTTTAATCAGTTTGTTGACGTCTCTTCTATATACGTTAAAAATAATCCTAAGGCGACCACGTTATATGGGTTAAAAAAAGACCTTGATGAACAAGGACGTAGGAATGCAATATCAAAATTAAAAATTGCTATTGATGAGGGTAATAAATCCTTACAAGATAACCCAACGTTCTTTCTTCCCGGTACTTATGAGATAGAAGGTAAGTCAAATCCTTCAAAAATTGCGGTTAACATTAAAGCTAGTGACTTAATAGAAGAAATTACGAACCCAGAGGTAATAGATTATAAGGCAACATATATTACACGTAATGGTAATGAACCAACAGAAGAACAATTAAAAGTATTTGAAGGAGATATTAAGGCAGAATTTAAGGTTTCAACTACCGCGGTCGGACCTGATGGTGAATTACAGAAATCAAAGAAGGAACTCATTGCGTTTGGTAACGTTATAAAAAGTTCAAATTTTCAAAATGGTAGTTTTTTAGCTAAATTAGCTAAAATTGAGACCACATTTAAAAGATTAAAGGAAGAGATTGAAACAAAATTATCTGAGGCATTAGCTAAAAAAATTGTAAGTTCAGATGTGGGATTAGGATTTAATCCAACAATGAATAATGTCTTAGCGGTTATATGTGCAAATGCTGAGGCGTTTTATAGATTAATGGATGAGACTCATAGAAGGGCGTGGGACGTTAGAGATAACCCGGTGAGGTTAACCGCAATTATGCCATCTGAAAAATCTTTTGGTGTTGATGCGTCTAAAGCTTCATTAAAGACTGTGAAAGTTGATGGTAAAGCACCTACTTTACAAAATAGTCAAATAGTTTATCCGTGGCCACAATATTTTATTGAAGAGACGGTTGATAACAAAACTGAATATACTCTAACTTATCCGGGTGACCCCGCAGTGGTTACTACGTTACAGGGATGGAACCATAATGTTTGGCCTGAAATACAATTTACTGAGGAATATATTACAGCGTCTTTAGAAAAAGACAAACCTAATATTAATATAAATTATGGTAATGAAACCCAAGTCACTAACTATATTGGAATAAATTCAGTAGAATTCCCGTTCGATAATTCGCCATATACCAATGAAGAATATGTTTCATTTTTCTATGAAATATTTGAAAGAACCTACTTAGGGGCTAACTATAGTAAAGTTGTTAGAAATAATGATTTTAGAAAAAATATGTATCCTGTGTTAGCAGATTTCGAATCTTCAAACATTAAAGAAGGTGTTGATAATATTCCTGAATTAATGAAAATATTAAAGGAATTTAAATTTAATGCGTCAACTTTTAATCAATACCTTTTATCAATTTCTAATAATGGTGAAGGTAGTTATTTTGCTAGAAAGGCAAGAGACATATATACTCAAAATTATATAAAAGGTTATATTGAACACGATTTTGGTATCTATAGTCAAGAAAGTATGAATACAAATTCGGTTGAGGTGATATCATCAACAAAGTCAGTAAAAGATTTAGAAACTTATATTACGGGAACGTCATCAAATGCCACTACGTTAATGGATGTGTATCCGTTTAATAATCTTGATTGGCTACAAAAAAACATTTCTAAAGGTAAAGATATATCATATATTGATGGTGCTAATAGTACTACTGGTGTTATGAATTTTAATATTCTTAAAAAGAGTATTGCGACGTTTGATGACCAATCATCTGATGATGTAAGATATAAAAATAATTTTATCACTTATTACCAATACGATAAAAACTACCCGTCAAATCCAAATCAAAACACTAGTAATAATAGTGATAGTACGCAGTATCAAACAAATGCTGAGGTTAAGGATTACTATTTAAATAGAGAAAATAAAGATTTTTATTTAACGGAAAGCCCAATAGATTATGGGACTGATTATAATACTGCAACAAACAATTTAACAACAATACAGACAACGTCTCTATTGAATACTCCTTATTTTACTAATGCGATATTGAAGGGGGTATCGGGTGAAACAAATCAAGAGGTAAATCCATATGTTGGTTTAGGTTATATATATTTGAATTCACTGCCACTACCAACATTGAGTGAGAAATATTTAACAAAAAACACTAGCGATGCTGGTGTTGATACGGTAAAATGGGGAGATAATATTTATGCGGGTTTAAGTAAGTTTGCCGCTCTTCATAAAATACCTTATCTTTGGCTATTAAAGTACGGTTCAATATGGCATAGATACAAAGAAGATAAAGTAGGTAATGGAGATATTCTTGATGGGATATGGAAAGATTTTGATTATGTTAACGCGTATGACCCAATTACTAACGATATAAATAAAGTTTATGATGTACAAAACTATACGGGAGGAAGTACGACTTATGTACCTCAAAAGACCGAAATAGTTCCTGTACTAATACCTAATATAATAAATCCAACACTTCCAGGTACACTTATTAATTTTAATTACCAATTTAATAAAAATGGATTTTATCCTAAAGTAGTAAATGACACTTACAAATTCTTTACAGGTAAATCACCTTTAACGGGGTATACCAACACTGAAATGAATGACTTATTTAATAATGGTAAATTCAAATTAGGTAAATCACAAAGTAATTTTTTACCTGCGGGATATGACCAAGATAACGTACTTAATACTTTAAGTTATGATAGTTACTATCAATACTTTGATATTGAGGGTAACATTAGTTTTGATTTCAATTTTACAGTTTCAGGTGAAAATACTACTTCACCAAAGATGTTAATAATACCATCCTCAGGTTATTTAAAATTTACACAAGCTCAAAGGGAGTGTTTAAACTCACAAAACCACTTAACCCAAAGTATAGATATTAATAATAAATCGATTCAAAATGGTAATGTTAGGTCATTGTGGGCATCATCTAATTATGGGTATTATAATAATGAATGGGTAAGAAAACCCAAGACAAATCAATATATTAAAGTTATTGATACGGGGGATACTCAACAAAATGCGTTTAATATTATTAATAAAGATAATGATAACCCATATAAATCTATTGAGGAAATTTTTGCAATTTTCTCTAAAGAGATGTTAGATGAATTTGAAAAACACTTTTTAAATTTTTGTAAAAAAGATAAGGACTATGAAGACATAGTATTTAATCCATCCACACCTAACGATGACGAATACTTAGGAGCGTTTAATATTGAGTACAATTATAATATTGAAAAAGTAATGAAAAGTTTACTCATTATTGATAAACCTGAATTAACAGATAATTCAATAAATGATGTTAAGAGTATTTCTGATAATCAAATGGAGCAATTTGTTAATTTAAATAAAACTCAAATACAGGAAAGGGATATTATATTAAAAATAGGTAACCCAGGGAGATTTAATAGACGAGTGTTTGATTCATTCTCATCCATTGAAAATATTGTTCCAATAGACCCAATTGACTTTAGTTATTATAGAGAGAATAGTGTTCCAACTGCGACAAACTCAACTACATTGGCTGCGAGCCAAGGAACATTCCCTGAAGTATGGGATGAATTATATTTACGTGTTGGTATGTATGAAGACTTTGATTTAATGTATAGTGATAATGGTTCTTTTATTACTGATTTTTTTCCTGTTATGGATATTCAGTTTACTAAAGAAAATGTTAGAGATTTGTCACAAATTATTAAAGTTTTTGCAACACAAAAAATGAATGACAATAATTTAACTAAGAGTGATTTTCAACAAACATTTGATGATTTTATGTCTGGTCAGGTAACATTTCAAAATGATATGTTAAACCAAATTTTCACTAATTTAAATACAACGTTACCGTCAGTTAAAGTAAACAATACTCAATCAAGGATTTCTAAATTAGATGATAAGGGAGGGGCATTAAAAACTGAATTATGGGAAACATTTAAAAACTTTAATGATAGGTGGATATCAGGTCAAGATGTTAAGAATAAAACATTATTTGAGCAATTTTTATTTTTGGATAAGGCGAATAGACCTATTGGTAATAAGGTAATTATTGATATTAATCAATTAAGAGGTTTTTTAAAAAGTAATTTAGCTCAAACAAGTGTGTTGGACTTAATAGGAACTATTTTAGAAAAAAATAATTTTATATTTATGCCCGCACCATCTTACGCAAATTTTTATGGTAGAAACGAAAGAGTAAAAGAAGGTATGCCTAATCCGGCGTTTAGTGATGTCGCTAATAATACTTTTGGAACATTTTTAGAAGTCGACACTCACACGTCTGAACCTAAATTATTGGCAATATATGTTGGTAAACCCGCAGAAAAATTAAATACATCACCTGAAAACGATAATTACCTATACGGAGATGATGCTTTTGATTTATCAATACCATCACAAAGTGGGGTTAGAGCAACCGAAGATGGTGTCACTAATTTCTCAGATAGAAATAAGGTAGTCGCATTTAATGTAGACTTCGGTATACAAAATCAAAGTATATTTAAATCAATCAATATTGATATGTCTCAAAGAAAAAATATTGCACCAACGTTTCAAATACTAGCGGATATGGGCTCACAGGCTGATGGACAAAAAGTGGCTCAACAGTCGGTAAGTTTATATAATTTTTATAAAGCGTCTAGTTATAATTGTAGTGTTACGTCTATGGGTAATGTTATGATTCAACCTACAATGTATTTTAATTTAAGATATGTTCCTATGTTTTATGGACCATATTTAATTACGAGTGTTAGTCATGATATTACAACTAAAGATTTCCAAACAACATTTGAAGGTGTACGAATGTCAAAATACTCATTAAAAATGCCTAATGGATTAATATCGAGTGTCAACCGAGAAATTGTACAAAACTACTTATCGGAAGTTAGAAGAATACCTACACTTGCGGGTTCTACTGCAGACACAGTTACTAGGTCAACAGATATAAAAAATAGTTCAACCAAGAGTGGGGCAAAAACACAAATTGCGGACGACCAAAAATGTGTTGCGGTACAAAAAATTAATAAACCTTATGTTGATATTACAGGAAAAAGTATTACTCAGACTAAATTTAAAACTTTAATTGACGGAAGTAGTAATCTAAATGAGAATGTAAAACGATTTATTTTTGGGGTTGGTTATGTTGAAAATGGTAATGGTACTAATGTGGAGAGTATAAATAATAATCACTTCAATTTAAAAAACCTTAAAGAAAATGCTAGATGGACAATTAACTTTGAAGAACAAGTCTGTGTAAATGATACTAATTACGCGGTACCTTACCTCTCATTTAAATCGCCAGGAGATTCAATTAAATTCATGAATCAAGTATGTTCACAGTACGAACAAATAATTGAGGCGTTTTTAGTTAATACAACAATAAATGGTAATTTACCTAAAACATTTGCATACTTATGGTATTATACCTTTAGATTTACTACTATGGATAAAGAATTGACTGCGGGTAGTAATATCGATGATTCGATTATTGCGTCAGTTAATCATGATTTAAATGCGAATAGCGTATCAAAACAACTTTTTGATAAAGCTGAGGTGGTTTTTAAATCTAAAATAAACGCTTGGAATAGAAACTAATTTAAGAAAAAGGGCATTTATCGTATATTTATAAATAAAAGATTATGGATACTAAAGCATTATTAGACCAGTTTTTGTCAAAAGACACTAGAATAACTGAAAAAAATACGGGTAATGGTTACAAAGAAGTTTGTGATTTAGACACTGGAGATTGTTATACTGTAAGAATGAGAGATGGCCTTATAGAAAGAGTTGATAATTCTATGAAACTAAATAGGACTTTAAGAGTTGAAACACCTCACGGGGTAAAAACACTCTTGAACGGTTAAAAAAAAATACAAAATGTCTGTAGATAAGAAAATATTAGAAGAGATAAGTAAATATAATAATATTAACAAATATATTAGCGAGCAAGAAACTGATTTGCCTGAACCAATTGAAGGTGGAGGTGAAGATGTTGGGTTAGATGGTTCTGAACTTGATATTGACGATGTACAACCTGTCGATGTTGAGTCTGACCCTGAAGTGGAAGTTGTGGGGGAACCTACATCTGAATTAAGTGGTGAAGAAAGTGGTACTGAAGAATTAGATATCACTGATTTAGTGACGACTCAAAAAGATATGTCTACCAAACAAGAGGAGTATATGGATAGTATGATGGATAGGTTAAATGACCTCACTTCTAAATTATCTGATATGGATAAAATATTAGTCAAAATTAATAGTTTAGAAGATAAAGTAGATAAGTATCGTCAAAAATCTCCTGAAGAAAAATTACAATTAAGAAGTTTAGATAGTTATCCGTATAATCAAAAGTTAACTGATTTCTTTATGGACAAAGGTCCCGATATGGAAAAAACGGGTAAAAATGAATATGTTTTAACTTCCGATGAAGTTGAGAACTACACTGATAGAGACATTAAAGATTCATTTGATGCACCATTAGAAAACGAATATTAACACCCCTTATATAATTTTTATAAAAACAGTAAAAGACCATTTCGATGGTCTTTTTTTATTTGACTTAATGACTTTCTTTGTTATATTATAATTGAGTAAACGATAAATAAATAATAACAGAGAAAAAAGAAAAATTATGGCAAATGCATTAGACGCAGTATTAGCTCAGTACGAGAAGAATACTTCAAAATCAAACAATGGAAAACAATCTATCTCTCAAGAAGATAGACTAAAACGTTATTTCACGACTTATTTACCAAAAGGTACAAGTTCGGGGCAAAAAAGAGTACGTATCCTACCAACACCTGACGGGTCATCACCTTTTAAAGAAGTGTGGTACCATGAAGTACAGATTGACGGTAAATGGACAAAACTATATGACCCAGGAAAGAATGACGGAGAACGTTCACCTCTTACAGAGGTTTACGAAGAACTAATCTCAACAGGTAAGGAATCTGACAAGGATTTGGCGAGACAATATCGTCCACGTAAATTCTATATCGTAAAACTTATTGATAGAGATAATGAAGACCACGGACCTAAATTTTGGAGATTTAAAGATAACTACAAACAAGAAGGTATCTTAGATAAAATCATTCCAATATGGAAAGCTAAGGGAGACGTAACCGACGCGAATGAAGGACGTGATTTAATGGTTGAATTATCAAAGGCTAAAACACCTAAAGGTATTGAGTATACGGTTGTACAGACAGTTATGTATGATGACCCATGTCCGATACACTCAGAAAAGTCTCAAATGGATGAGTGGATGACTAATGAGTTAACATGGCAAGATGTTTACGCACAGAAACCTGTGGAATACTTAGAGGCAATTGCAAGAGGTGAGACACCTGTTTGGAGTTCTGACTTAAAGAAGTATGTTTATGGTGACGACTCTTCTGAAGTGGTATTAGGGGGTTCAAATGAATCAACTAAAACCGAAGAGACAACTGACCCACAATCAAAAATGGGTGTGGATACGGACTTACCATTTTAATAACAACTAACATGATGGTGGTGACGACAGTGATGTCGTTACCACCTTTATCAAATTAAAAAAATATGGCAATAAAGAAAAAAGATTTTAGTAGTATAAAGAAGAAATTTTCTACATCCGCAAAATATAAACCGCAAAGGTTTTTTGATTTGGGTGAGGATTTCTTAGATGCGGTCGGATTACCTGGCCCCGCAATTGGTCATTTAAATATGTTTTTAGGTCATTCAGATACGGGTAAAACAACAGCATTAGTAAAGGCGGCGGTTGACGCACAAAAAAAAGGTATTTTACCTGTGTTTATAATTACCGAACAAAAATGGTCATTTGAACACGCTAAGTTAATGGGGTTTGAATGTGAAGAAGTTGTGGATGAAGAAACGGGTGAATTAGATTGGGACGGGTTCTTTATTTTTAATAATAATTTTAATTATATTGAGCAAATAACTGACTACATCAATGAATTATTGGATGCACAAAATAAGGGTGAATTAGAGTATGATTTACTTTTCTTATGGGATTCAGTAGGTTCGGTACCATGTAAGATGACTTTTGATGGTAAAGGAGGTAAACAACATAATGCGTCCACATTAGCGGATAAAATAGGTATGGGTATCAACCAAAGGATATCGGGTTCACGTAAGGCGGATTCTAAGTATGAAAATACTTTACTAATAGTTAATCAACCGTGGGTGGCTTTACCTGACTCACCATTTGGTCAACCCAAAATTAAGGCTAAAGGTGGAGAATCAATATGGTTAAACTCATCTTTGGTGTTTTTATTTGGTAATCAAAAAAATGCTGGTACAACAACTATATCTGCGGTTAAAAACAAAAGAAAAGTAAAGTTCGCTTCAAGAACAAAAATATCAGTAATGAAAAATCACATTAATGGATTAGGATATGCTGATGGGAAAATAATTGTAACCCCACACGGATTCTTAGCAGGTAAGGAAAGTAGTGAAGAAAAAAAATCAATTGAAAAATACAAAGGTGAACAATCTGAGTATTGGAAAGAAGTCATTGGTGTAGAAGGTGACTTTAAGTTAGAAGAAGAAAAACAGGAAGTGTAACAATTTAACGCATAAAAAGTGGTTAAAACATTATTAATTGACGGAAATAATTTATTTAAAATAGGTTTTCATGGGGTTAGAGATTTCTATCATGAGGGTAAACATATTGGAGGTATCTATCATTTTGTCAATACAATCAAAAAGTTTCTTAATGAACACAATCATGATAAAGTAATTGTGTTTTGGGATGGGGAGAATAACTCGTCCCAAAGAAAACTTATTTCACCAGACTATAAGGGTAATCGTAAGCAAACTTTAAATGAGGCTAAAAAAGAATCGTTTGAGTGGCAAGTGCAACAAGTTAAAGCTTATCTTGAAGAAATGTTTATCAGACAAGTTTCTGTTAAAAATACTGAAAGTGATGATTTAATTGCTTATTACTGTCAAATATCTGAAAACGAGTATAAGACTATATATTCTTCAGATAAAGACCTTACACAACTTATATCGGACAAAGTGGAGGTGTACCAACCTATGAAGAGAATAACCCTTAAAAATGGAGATTTAGTCCCTTTAAAGGATATATCTATCCCTCACCAAAACATATCAACATTTAAGATTATATCGGGAGATAAATCCGATAATATTGACGGTATCCGTTATATGGGAGAAAAAACATTTGTTAAGTTATTTCCCGAAATAGTTGATAGTGTCGTAACTATTGATGATATTTTAAAACGTGCAGAGGAGCTACATAAAAATGATAAAGACAATCGAGCATTACAAAATTTACTCTCAGGTAAAACTAAAAGAGGAATTTATGGTGAAGAATTTTTTATAATAAATAAAAAACTCGTAGATTTGTCTCAACCATTATTAACTGAAGACTCAAAAGAAATAATTAAACAGTACCATACAGAAAATTTAGACCCTGATGGTAGAGGTTATAAAAACTTAATGAGAATGATGATGAAAGATGGAATTTTTAAGTATCTACCAAAACATGACAACGCGTGGGTTGAATTTTTAACCCCTTTTATGAAATTAACAAGAAAAGAAAAAAGAAGATTTAAAACTAAAAAACGTTTAATATGAAAGAAAAAACAGAAACAACCAAATTAGAGTTCTTAATGACTCTAAACAACAACTTTGTTGTACAGAGGTACTTTAATGTTCGTGGGTACAATCCTAAGGCGAGAGGGAGTGTTGAACTTTATGAGGTAATTAGAAATGCTGCGGAAGTCATCCAAGAAGATTTGAAAACCAAATCATCTAACTACCTTTCAGAAAATATGGGTCAAATTATGGTTAATCCTGAAATTTTAGAAACATCAAATACTGAAGGAGATGAGTATTTTAACATCTATCTTAAGATAGGGGATGAGACAATTTGTCATAGAATTTGGGATGCTAAATTATACCCACCTAAGACTAGATACACTGTGGATGTACGCCCACACCTAAAAAAGTTACTTCGCGAGTTAACTGACACTTTCTCAAGTGAAAATTTAACTTACAAGTACATGGAGCATTCACTAATTTACCCATATTTATAATTTACAAACACAGATTAAAACTCAAAAAAATATGTCAAAAGAAAAGAATTTTGGTTACCTCGGTAATACATTTCAACTACAAATACTTAACAATATTATCCTTCATAAGGATTTTGCAAGTTCTATTGTAGATGTGTTGGAACCTAAGTACTTTGACAATCAATATTTTAAGTTAATCATGCAGATGACCAAGGAGTATTACCACAAGTATGAACACGCTCCTTCGTTCTCAACACTTGAACAAATTACAAAATCAGAAGTTACGTCACCTATGGCCCAAAAAATGGTCTTAGATATGATTACTCAAGTAGTAGATGCTCCTGATGATGGATACCAATACGTTCAAGAAAAGGCGTTAAAGTTCTGTAAACAACAAGAATTACAGAAGGTTATGTCTAAAGCACAAAAGATTATCGACAAAGGTGATTTTGAATCTTATGACCATTTAGAGGAAATGGTAAGAGAAGCTTTACAAGTTGGAGAAGTTGATACGGGAACTGCAGATGTTTTTTTTAATTTAGATGAGGTTTTGGATGATGATTTTAGACATCCGATTCCGATTGGAATAACAGGTATAGATAATCTACTAAAAGGTGGGTTAGCAAAGGGTGAAATTGGAGTTATTTTAGCTCCGACAGGTGTGGGTAAAACCACAGTACTTAGTAAAATAGCTAATAACGCATTTAACTTAGGTTATAATGTTTTACAAATATTTTTCGAAGACAACCCTAAGATTATACAAAGAAAACATTTCACTATGTGGACAAAAATTGCACCTGATAATTTGTCACTACAAAGGGAAGAAGTTTTAGAAAAAGTTAGACAAATTAAAGAAAATGCATCTAATCGATTAGTTCTAAAGAAGTTACCATCCGATACGTTAACGATGAATCAAATAAAAAATCAGATACGTAAAATGATAGCGGAAGGTACTAAAATAGATTTAGTTGTAGTTGATTATATTGATTGTATCGTTCCCGATAAAAATTTAGGGGACGAATGGAAAAGTGAAGGTTCGGTTATGAGAGGGTTTGAATCTATGTGTCATGAATTAGATATAGCGGGATGGACAGCCACTCAGGGTAACCGTTCTTCAATATCTTCTGAAGTAGTTACTACGGACCAAATGGGTGGTTCAATTAAGAAAGCCCAAGTAGGTCACGTTATTATTTCTGTTGCTAAATCCCTACAACAGAAAGAAATGAATTTAGCAACAATTGCTATTACTAAATCAAGAATTGGTAAAGATGGAATTGTATTTGAAAATTGTAAATTCGATAACGAAATGATAGAAATTGATACGGATAGTAGTGTAACATTCTTAGGAATGGAAGAGCAAAAAGAAGAAAAGAACAAAGTACGTATTCAAGAACTTCTACAAAAAAGAAAACAAAGGGAAAATAAATTATAAATTTTTTTAAAAACAATAGTAAATGGACAATCTAATAGATAGTGTCTCAAAAGACATTCGTTACGTAATAAAGAGAAGTGGAGATAAAGTAGTTTTTAAATCTGAAAAGATTGAAATGGCTATTTTAAATGCCATGAAAAGTATTGATAAAGTTGATGAGGGTATGGCTGAAAAAATTGCTAGACTCACAACAAAAGGACTTTTCAGAGGTAATAAAGAAAGAATTCCTAACGTAGATGAAATTCATGATATGGTTGAAAATAAGTTAATGGATAACGGTTTAAATGACGTTGCCAAAGAATACATTATTTATCGTTCTAAGAACCAACCTAACATCTTTTCAAAAAGAATTAATCTTAAACCTTACGAATACCCTAATTTAAATGAGTATGTCGATGCAATTAGACACTCATACTGGGTGCACACTGAATTTAATTATACGTCAGATATCCAAGATTACAAAGTACATTTAAATGAAAAAGAAAAATCAGCAGTTGAAAGAGCGATGTTAGCAATTTCACAAATTGAAGTTGCAGTTAAATCATTTTGGGGTGACATTTATAAGAGGATGCCAAAACCTGAAATTGGTAATGTCGGTGCAACATTTGCGGAATCGGAAGTAAGACACGCAGACGCATATTCACACTTAATACAACTATTAGGTCTTAATAATGAATTTGAAAATTTATTAGAAGTACCACAAGTGAGAAGGAGAATTAAATATTTAGAGAAAGCGATTTCAAATTCAAAATCAGTTGACGATAAAGAGTATTTTGAGTCTATAGTTTTATTCTCGATGTTTGTTGAAAACGTTTCGTTATTCTCACAATTTTTAGTTATTATGTCATTTAATAAACATAAAAACAAATTAAAGGGTATTAGTAACGCGGTTGAGGCTACATCTAAAGAAGAAAATATTCATGCTGAATTTGGGTTTGAGTTAGTTAATTTAATTAAAAAAGAAAACCCTGAATGGTGGACACCTCAGTTAGTTGAAGATTTAATTATTGCGACTAAAGAGGCTTACGAGGCTGAGACTGAAGTAGTTAATTGGATTTTTGAAAAAGGTGATTTAGATTTCTTAACTAAAAAACAAACAATGGAGTTCATTAAATATAGATTTAATGTATCTTTGAATTCTATAGGTGTTGACAGTATATTCGAAACTAATGATACATTATTAGAAACTACAGAGTGGTTTGATGATGAGATTTTAACGACCAAACATACTGATTTTTTCAATAAAAGAAGTATTAACTATAGTAAGAAACAAAAATCAATAACGTCAAACGACTTATTTTAAAAAGAAACAAAACAATAATAAAACAATAATATGAAAAATAGAAAACCTTTTAATTGGATTAATGAAGAATCAATAACGTTTCTTCGTAGGGGTTATTTAAGTGAAGGTGAAGAACCTTTAGATAGAATAAAAACAATCGCACAACACGCAGAAAAACTTTTAGGTAAAGAAGGGTTTGCTGAAAAATTTTACGACTATATGAGTAAAGGATGGTATTCGTTATCATCACCTGTATGGGCAAATTTTGGTAAAGTTAGAGGTTTACCGGTAAGTTGTTTTGGTTCTAATGTTAGTGATAACATAGAATCAATATTATTTACTCAAGCTGAAGTTGGAGAAATGAGTAAAATGGGTGGTGGTACCTCAGGGTATTTCGGTAACATTAGAGGTCGTGGGGCTAAGATAACTGACAATGGACATGCTCCTGGTGCGGTTCACTTCATGAACTTATTTCAGAGTGTTGTTGATAACATTTCACAAGGGGCAACAAGAAGAGGTCGTTTCTCACCTTACTTACCCGTTGAACATCCAGACATTATGGAGTTCTTAGAGATTGGTACAGAAGGGGCTTCAATTCAAGATTTAACACACGCAGTTACAGTGACTGATAAATTTATGGAAGAAATGATTGCGGGTGACGATGAGAAAAGAAAAATATGGGCAAAAGTAATCCAACGAAGAGGTGAAATTGGTTACCCATATATTATGTTTCATGACACGATGAATAATAATGCACCTAAAGTTTATCAAGATAAAGGGGCTAAAATTTATAACTCTAATCTTTGTTCTGAGATAGCTCTACATAACTCGGATGATGAGTCATTCGTTTGTGTGTTATCTTCAATGAATGTGTTACATTACGATGAGTGGAAAGACACCGATGCGGTTGAAACTATGGTTTATTTCTTAGATGCGGTAGTAACTGAGTATTGTAATAAATTAGAAGAATTAAGAGACAATGGTACTAGAGAAGGTAAGATGGCGTTTCTTTATATGGAAAAGGCTTATAACTTCGCTAAAAGACAAAGAGCACTTGGTTTAGGTGTTTTAGGTTGGCACTCACTATTACAATCAAAAGGGTTAGCTTTTGATACAAGAGAAACCGCTAAACTTAATGTTGAGGTATTTAAAACTATTAAAGATAAATCATATAGAGCATCAGAGGAGTTAGCTGAAATATTTGGGGAACCTGAATATCTAAAAGGTTATGGTAGACGAAACGTAACACTTAATGCGGTCGCTCCGACTACCTCATCAGCATTTATTCTTGGTCAGGTATCACAATCTATTGAACCAATTTGGTCTAATTGTTATGTTAAGGATGTGGCTAAGATGAAGGTAACTATAAAAAATCCAGTGCTAAAAGAATTATTAGACTCTATGGGTCGAGATAATAAAGAGACTTGGGATAGTATAAAAAAGGGTGATGGTTCAGTACAACACTTAGATTTTCTAAGTGACGAACAAAAGGATGTCTTTAGAACTTTCGCGGAAATTAATCAATCATCAATTATTAATCAGGCAGCAATTAGACAAGATTTTATTGACCAATCACAGTCTTTAAACTTAATGGTATCACCTGAGATGCCGACTAAGGATGTTAATAAATTACTTATTGACTCATGGAAGTTGGGGGTTAAGACCTTATATTACCAACATTCTATGAATTCGGCACAAGCATTTGCAAGAAAAAAGTTAAATCTAAATGATTTACAATGTGTTGCATGTGAAGGTTAAGGAATAAAATAATAGTGTTTTATGTGAAAAGGTTGGATTCGTCTAACCTTTTTTCTTTTATATTTAGATAAAATAATCTGTGTTTATATTTATGGAATATGGCGAACGGTAAAACATACGGAGTATTCTTTCCATTCAGGGATAGTTTACAAGGGGACTACCTTAGATTGACTCAATCAACTGATGAGGAGATTAGGGCGGATTTACTACATTTAATATTAACTCGGAAAGGAAGTAGGTATTATTTACCTGATTTTGGAACTCGTATTTATGAGTTTATTTTTGAACCAATGGACGGTCCAACATTCGATGCAATAAAGGCCGATGTCCGACAAGCCGTAGATAAGTACATACCTAATTTACAAATAAATGATATTACAATAGAACCTTATGTAGAGGCGGAACCTTTACCTGGTGAAATAAACTATGATGAGTTAGGTGGTCAAATCTTTAGAGTGGCTAGTGATAGTGCGGTTGAGTACACCGCAAAGTTAAGAATTGACTATACAATTGTTAGTGGTACATTTTCATCAAAAGATTTCGTGATTATAAATATTTAATAGTATATGGCTAACCGTAAAATTTCATACACAGATAGAGACTTTCAATCCTTAAGACAGGAATTGATAAATTACACTCAACAATATTACCCTGATTTAATAGGTAATTTCAATGACGCATCCATTTATTCTGTATTTATGGATTTAAATGCCGCTATTGGTGATAACTTACATTACCATATGGACCGTAGTATACAAGAGACAGTACTTCAATATGCTCAACAGAAGTCATCAATATATAATATCGCAAGAACGTATGGGTTAAAAATACCCGGTAATAGACCTTCCATCGCTTTAGTTGATGTATCTATTACGGTACCAGCTTTAGGTGACCAAGAAGATGAGAGATATTTGGGTACTATGAGAGCGGGTTCTCAGTTTATTGGTGGAGGTCAAGTATTTGAAAACCCTAATGACATTGAGTTTAGTTCACAATATAATAGTGAAGGTTACCCGAATCGTACTAAGACGCCAAATTTTGATGCTAATAATCGTTTAATAAATTATACTATGACCAAAAGAGAGGTTGTGGTTAATGGTTTAACTAAAACTTTTAAAAAGGTTATTAATAATAACGATGTTCGACCATTTTTTGAATTCTTTTTACCTGAAAAGAATGTTATTAGTATAACTTCTATAATACAAAAAGATGGTGTTAACTATCAGTCTCCACCTACATATGATGAATTTATAAGTTCAACTAATAAATGGTATGAAGTCGATGCGTTGGCTGAGTCTAAAATATTTGTTGAGGACCCTACTAAACCAGCTGACCAACCAGGTATTAAAGTTGGTAAGTATATTGAGACTGAAACACGATTTGTTTCTGAATATACACCTGAAGGGTATTGTAAGATAAATTTCGGTGGTGGTACTACAACACCTGAAGAACAGTTACAAGAATTCACAAGAACGGGGGTTCCGTTAAGAATACAAGATTATCAAAATAATATTGGTTTAGGTGTTACTGTTAGGGCTAACACGACATTATTTGTACAATATAGAGTTGGTGGTGGTAAGGCGTCTAATATTGGTGTTGATACGCTAACTCAATTTGGTACAACATTTTTTGATGTAAATGGACCATCAAGTACAATTAGTCAAAATGTAATTGAAAGTTTAAGAACTAATAATGTTACGGCAGCAATTGGTGGTGGTAATTTACCGACTGCTGAGGAAGTTAGAAATATGGTATCTTTTAATTTTGCCGCACAAAAAAGAGCAGTCACAGTTAATGATTATAATTCATTAGTTAGAACTATGCCGAGTAGATATGGTGCACCAGCTAAGGCTGCGATTACTGAAGAAGATAATAAAATAAAAATTGAAATTCTTTCGTATGATACTCAAGGTAAATTAACTGAATCAGTATCTAATACATTAAAACAAAATATCGCCAATTACTTATCACATTATAGGATGATAAATGATTATATCTCCATATCAAGTGCGAACGTAGTAGATTTAGAATTTGACTTATCAGTTGTTATGGACTCAACTCAAAATCAGGGACAAATTATCACAAATATTATTAATTCTGTAGATAGTTATTTTTCACCTCAAAGACAACAATTAGGTAGTAATGTTAATGTTTCAGATGTTAGAAGAATCGTTCAGGACATCCCTGGTGTTATTTCTTTATCTGACCTAAAAGTTTTCGGAAAAGTTGGGGGTAGGTACTCTAATTCACAGACATCACAAAGATATTCTGATAGTCAAACAAAAGAAATAAAGTTAATTGATGATACAATTTTTGCTCAACCAAATCAGGTGTATCAAATTCGTTTTCCCGATAACGATATCAAAGTAAGAGCTAAGTCACTTAAAAATGTCGACTTCTCTTAAATCTATCCATATACTTTTGACAAAATCAAATTAAAATTAGGATGAATAACTATTTATCTTAAAAACTAATTATGCCGAAATCAATTAGAATAAGAACAGAACCTGGTGTTGATAGAAATATTAATGTTAAAATTGACCAAGATTTTGATTCGTTAGAAATTCTGTCTTTAAAATTAAGACAAGAAGATTTATACACACAGTTTTGCGCCGACTATGGGGTCGTTGTGGGTCGTGTTATCGCCAATGGGGGGTTAGGTATACCTAACGCCCATATTTCTATTTTTATACCTTTAGATAGTGTGGATGAGGAAGACCCGATAATATCTACACTTTATCCATATAAAACGCCAACCACTAAAAATGAGGATGGATATCGTTATAATCTTTTACCTTATGAAGATGAGTACTACGGACATAATGCTACGGGTACGTTCCCTTCAGTTGATGATGTATTAACACGTAAAGAAGTTTTACAGGTTTATGAAAAGTATTATAAGTATTCTGTAAGAACCAATGCCTCAGGGGATTTTATGATTGTAGGGGTACCGTTAGGAAGTCAAAAAATTGTTATGGATTTAGACCTATCTAATATGGGTGAGTTTTCATTAAGACCTTCCGATTTAATTAGAATGGGTAGAGGGGTTAAATCTCAATTTAATGGACAACTATTCAAAGATTCTGAAAATATTGATTCACTACCGCAGATAGTACACGAAATAAAAGATATCGATGTTAGTTCATTTTTGGGGCAAGATGAGATGTGTGACGTTGGGATAACTAGAGTCGATTTTGATTTATCTAACCAAGGTATTGAAATACTCCCACATTCTGTTTTTATGGGTTCCATTACATCATCGAATGATGATGAATATATTAAAGCCACTTGTAGACCTAAAAAAGATACGGGTAATCTATGTGACATGGTTGCAGGTCCTGGAGAGATTTTAGCCATAAGACATACAATCGAAGAGGATGTAAATGGTGACCCTGTACTTGAACAATATCAATTAGAGGATGGTGGTAATGTTATAGATGATAATGGTGCTTGGTTAATTGACCTACCGATGAACTTAGACTATATAACCACTAATGAGTTTGGGGAAAGAGTAATTTCGGCTGACCCAAAAATTGGGGTACCAACTAAATCTAAATACAGGTTTAAAGTTAAATGGCAAAATGAGGCGGGATTACAAACTCAAATAATGAGAGCCAATTATTTAATTCCAAACATAAAAGAACATTGGACAGGTGGTACTAGTCCAAGTAGTTCCTATGGAAATACATTCGTAAATAGAAATAAATCATACTCATTTTCATTAGATTGGGAAGATTACTATGATAAAGAGGCGGCAATAAAATGTGAAGATACATTTTATCAGTTTGGGTTTAATAAAGTATATACAACGGCAGCTCATATTGACCGTTGGAAATATGGTATTAATAGAGCATCACATTACGGTATAAAAGAAATTTTAGATAAGTCATGTGCGAGTGAGAATAATAGGTTTCCCACAAATGATGGTCAGAGAAATTTTGATTTAATATACTTCTTATTTAATATTTTATTAAACATTATTTCACCGGTTATTTTTGTTATTTTACCGATAATGCATGTTTTAGCGTTACTATATCCAGTTTTTAGAGTTTTAATAAATTTTATTTTGAAGATTGTAAATGTTATAATTTTCTTTATTTGTAAAATTGTTGCGTCTATACCCTTCACTAAACTTAAGAGAAGCGATTGTAAAAAAGAAACTATTGCTGAACTACCTAAAGATAACCCATTCAAGAGGTTAACTCTACCTATGATTACTTATCCCGATTGTGAGGCTTGTAATTGTTCGGAAATTAATATGCCGCCCGCTGAGAGTGAGACTCTTGATGATTTAAATGTTGCATTGGCGAATAACAACGACAGTATTTTAGCGGATTTTGTTAGTATTGGTGCGTATGACCCACCAATTAATTGTTTTGGAAGTTCTCAATTACCTAATGGTAGTACGATACCTGATGCGGGTACTAACTCAGAAATTTGTCAGCACTGTTATAATAATAACTCCCACCCCGACACCCTTGCGGGAGCAAATTACAATACAGTTTTATTTTCAGGATATGACCCTGATGCTGAAATAACAGGTGATGGGGCTGGTAGTTTAACTCAACCTTCTAATAAGTGGTATAAAAGTCCTTTTGCTGTGGTGGACTCAAATATGGGTTCACCTAAACAAAGAACCGCCTATCATGTAACGTTACCTCAGGCGGTAAACTTAATGAATCAGAGGGAACGATATTTTGAACAGATAGAAGATGTGAATAATCCAGGTAATTTCATCAATAACACGACCCCAAAT